ATGGGAGTATGATTTGAAAGGTCTTGTATGGCATTCTAATCTATCATTAAATGATTCATATGTTAAAAAGGTATCTTCAAAGATGAAATTCTCGGCAGATGTTAAGTCTAATTCATATAAAAAGAAAGGTAAGAAGTATGGGTATTCAATATCACAAACTGTATCTTTAGCTATGAAGACTGTTAAGAAAGACTTTGACTATGGGGTTAATGAATGTATTAATTCATATGAACACGCGCAATCCCAATTAAATGAAGGGGTAATTAATGAAGTAGCATTAACCGCTTTATTAAAAAAAGCTTGGGGTAAGCTTAAAAATGTAATTAAGAAAGCTTGGCAGAAGCTACTTAATTTACTAAGCACATTAACCAATCAAGTTAAAGATGCAATTAAAGGTGGGCCAGATGATTTAATGAATGCATTTGAATTACAGCCCGTTATTAAAACAAATTTATAGGAAAACAAGATATGAAGGCAATAATTGAAGCAGCACAAGCTGTATTATTAGGTGAAGCGAAAGGTATGAGTAAAGAGGTTGCTATTGCAGTAATCAAACTTAATGCTGATAAGAAATCGTATGATGGCGCTGTCACTATGAATAAGATGATGCGTGATGAGCTTAAAGCCGCATTACCCGCAGGTACTAAACTAACAAGAGATGTACCAGGTCCTAATAAAGGTGCAACATTTGGTAAGATTGTAAATCTTGCATTAGGTGGTAGTGAAAAGATGTTAGATCAATTTTACTTTGACGGTGGAAGCTTTATTAAAGGTGATAAAACAATAGTTAAAGGTGCTGTTGGTAAGAAAACATTCGGTGAATTAGCAAAGGCAGCTGGCGTTAAGTTCTAATATGAAAACATTTAAGCGCCACTTAACTGAAGCTAAGAATACTCATATGACCCATATAGAGGACATGGTTATCGATGGTGGTGTTGACGGTACTAGAGCAGCTATTAATGCATTAAGAGACTTGAGGAATATGTTAGGAGGTCACACTAATGACACAAAAGCAGTTACAGTTAAATGGGATGGAGCCCCAGCAGTCTTTGCCGGGATCGACCCAAGGGACGGAGAGTTTTTTGTCGCGAAAAAAGGAATTTTTAACAAAGAACCTAAAGTGTATAAGTCTCATAGTGACATTGATGCTGATACTTCAGGGGACTTATCTGATAAGCTTAAAGTTGCTTATACTGAGTTAAAGAAATTAGGTATTAAGAAAGGCGTATATCAAGGTGACATTATGTTCACTAAAGCTGATCTTAAATCAGCAACAATTGATGGACAAAAGTATATTACATTCCATCCAAATACTATTGTATATGCAGTACCTATAGAAGATGCTAAAGAAATAACACAAGCTAAAATTGGTGTTGTATGGCACACTAAATATACTGGATCTTCATTTGAAACAATGAATGCTTCATTTGGAGTTAAAACCTCTGAATTTAAAGATGTGTCAAGCGTATGGAGTAAATCAGCTGACTTAGAAGAAGTACCTCAAGCTACTTTAACTAAGAAAGAAACAGATGCTATTACTAAGCATATATCAATGGCGGGTAAAGTGTTTAATAAGATTAAATCTGGTGTTCTTAAAGATGTATCGGAAAATAAAGAGATTAACTTATATATCAATACATTTAGAAACACTAAGGTTAGAGCTCAATCAGAAATCAAAAATACTAAGAAACATGTACAAGAATTAGTACAATGGATTCATAATCGTTATGACAAAGAAATTGAAAAGCTCAAATCGGATAAAGGTAAGGCACGCAAGAATGCTAAAAAGATTGAAGCGTTGTCGTGGTTCAATAAAGAAAATACTAAGAACCTTATATTAATGTTCGATATGCAAAATCATTTAGTAGATGCTAAGAGAGAATTGCTCCAGCATTTAAACAAATTAGATAGTATAAATACATTTGTAAAGACTAAAAATGGTTATAAAGTAACAGGCGCTGAAGGATATGTTGCTATTGATCATTTAACTAATGGTGCGGTTAAAATTGTAGATCGTATGGAATTTAGTTTTAATAATTTTAGTAAAGATATAATAAAAGGATGGGAATCTGATGCACGAGGATAAAGAATTTAGCGAAGCATTAAACGCTAAACAACGTATGAAGATGAAGCAAGCGTTTAAACGTACTGCGGCTAAACGTAAGATTGGTATGAAGAAAGCTGCTAAAAAGCTTAAAAACCCAGAGAAGCTTAAAAAGACTGCCATGAAAAAGGCTAGAGATATGGTAGCTAAAAAGATTATGAAAGGTAAAGATAAGAGCGATATGTCATTTGCTCAGCGCAAATCTTTGGAAAAGAAGCTTGATAAGAAGAAGGGTGCAATTGCTAAATTAGCTAAGAAGATTAAGCCAAAGGTTAAAAAGGCTGATAAAGAAAGAGTTGCTAAAGCGAGGACATCTAAAAAATGATTCAAGGATTTAAAGACCATTTAATTTCAGAAGCTGCAGCTAAAACTGCAATCATAAACTTTGGTAGGTTTAATCCTCCTACTAATGGTCATGAGAAATTGTTAGATGCATCTATGAAAGCAGCCGCAGGCGAACATCGTGTATATGCTAGCCAATCACAAGACGCTAAAAAGAACCCATTAGGCTTTACTGATAAGATTAAATACATGCGCAAAATGTTCCCTAAGCATGCGAGGCATATCTTAATGAATAAGAAGGTAAGAACGTTCTTCGATGCGCTATCTATTGCATATAAAGATGGATTTACAAAATGTGTAGTAGTAGTTGGTTCTGACAGAGTATCTGAGTTTGATAAGGTTCTTAACAAGTATAATGGTGTTAAGGGTAAACATGGATTTTATGATTTTGATGGTGGTGTTAAAGTAGTATCGGCTGGAGAAAGGGACCCAGATGCTGATGACGTATCAGGTATGTCCGCATCTAAACTAAGAGCCGCTGCAAAAGCTAATGATCTTATTACATTCTCTAAAGGAATGCCAAAAGGATTTAAGGATGCTGAAGGTCTTATGAATGCTGTCAGATCTGGTATGGGCCTTAAAGAATCAAGCAACTATGGAAAGGATGTTAAGTTAAAACGTCTATCTATGTTAAGAGAGAAATATATTAAGGGTAATCTATTTGAGGTTGGTGATGAAGTGATTATTGCCGAAACAAGAGAGAAGGTTACTATAAATAAATTAGGTAGTAACTACGTAGAAGTCAATTTAAATGGAGAACCTAAAAATGTTTGGATCTCTGATATCTGTAAGGAGTAATATATGAGTTATAAAAAAGAAGGCGTATTAGCTAATAGTACAATGTCAGTAGAGTTTGGTATTAAAGATGATAATACTGGTCACGTTTGGATTGGTGGCGAAGGAACATTTACCAAAGCTGAGTGTGATGCATTCAATGGTGCTAAGAAAGAGAAGAAAGCAAAAAAGAAATAGCCGAAAAAACATGGTTTGATAAAGTCATAAATTGACTTAAATATAATGAGACTATATAATGGAATTAACTAAAGATAACTTCGAGTTGTATGCATCAAAGCATTATCAGCATAAGAAATGGGCAACTACTGAAGAGTTTAAATCTGATTTAGCACGATTTAAATATATTAATCGTTTAATTAATCGTTACTATCGTGATGATGATTTAAAAGAACGATTAATATTAAACCATATTATTATATTGGGTAATGTATTCTCTCCTAAAGAAGCTGCAAAGTTATTAATGGTGTCAACTGATTGTCCAATGAAGAGTATATCTAAGACCTTCTTAGTATATTTGAATTACTTGCCAGAATCAGATTATGTTAATGTTCCATTAGATGCCACTATTGTAAATGTATTAAGAGAATTATAAATGGGAATTTCAAGAGCAGCTGATTTATATTATACATATCGATTCTTAAAGGTATTAGTAACACCTTGGAAAGATATGGAAGCGTATGAATTAGGTATTATTGACGAGAAAGGTAAAAATCTTATCAAAGCTAGAGACCTAACGACTAACGATCAGAAAGACGCATTTACAACGTTCCATCGTTTAGTATTCAATATTAAACGTATCTTAGAGAAAGTACCATTTGGTAAATCTCGTATTGCATCATATGCCGCAGCACTATATCTATTAAGAGAAGAGACTGGTATGAGTGAGGAAGCTATATTGTCTGCTTTAGAAGAATTAGGTGCTGACGCCTCTCCTAATTTAAATGAAGATACAACTAATTTATGGCCTGGCTCATATATTCTTAATGAATCATTAACCCCTAATGCACTAAAAGGTTCAATAATTGAATTATCTGATACAAATCCTGTTGGTACTTTTGCAGGAATCGATATATATAAATCTACAAAAGGTATTTTATTTACATCAAATAATATAAATTAACTGTTTACTTTTACCGTAAACTATGGTATAATATAACTATAATAAGTTATATAAATTGAATTGGAGTAGAAATGTCAGACATACATGTGAAAAAGAGAGATGGGTCTCTTGAACCTTTAGACTATGATAAAATCCATGAAGTATTAGAGATATGCTCAGATGGATTAAATGTATCAGTTTCAGATACAGCGTTAAACGCCCATATCAAACTCGTTAATAAAATTTCGACAATTGATATTCAACAAACATTAGTTAAATCAGCAGCAGAAAAGATCAGCCCAGAAGAGCCTGATTATGATATATATGCTGGTCGTTTACTAGTTTCTCATATGCGAAAAGAAGTATATGGTCGTAATAAACCTATTGACTTCTTAACTTATATTGAGAAAAATGTAAAGAACAAATTGTATTCGCCTGAAATACTTGACTTCTATTCAGAAGATGAGATTGAAGAGTTAGGTACATTTCTTGATAGAGAAAATGACTTTAATCGAGGTTATGCATCAATTGTTCAATTAGAATCTAAGTATCTGATTAAAGATGTTAAAACTAATAAGTTACTTGAAATGCCTCAAGAGACATTTTTGATTATTCCTATGATAATCTTTGCTCATGAAAAGAATCGTAAGAAACTTATTATAGACTTCTATAATGCGCTTAAGGATGATGAAATCTCATTGCCTACGCCTATTATTTCCGGAGTAAGAACTCAGCTTAAGATGTTCTCATCATGTTGTAAGATTAAAATGGGTGATTCATCAGATTCAATTCTATCTTCGGAATATGCATTATCTCTTATGACATCTAAGAGAGCTGGTATTGGTATTGATATGGGACCTGTTAGAGGTATTCTAGCTCCTGTTAAGAATAATACCGTTAAGCATACAGGTGCACTTCCATTACTTAAAACTGTTGAAGCCGCTTCAAAACAATTTACACAAAATTCATTACGATCTGGAGCCACTGTAGTTAACTATCCAATCTTCCATTGGGAGATTATGGATATACTTGAATATAAAAATAACCAAGGGAGTAATACTACAAGGGCCCGCTTTATTGATTATACCATTGGTATACCATCAATCTTTATTAATCGTCTCATGAAGAAAGAAGACTTTACATTATTCTCTTCAGAGGAAGTGCCTGAGTTATTTGAGCATTATGGTGATACTGATAAGTTTAATGAAGCATATGAAATGTATGAGAAGAAAAGAGGTATTAGAAAGACTGTAGTACCTGCTTCAGAAATCTTTAACAAATTAATTAAGGAACGTGTTGGTACTGGTCGAATTTATATTCACTTCTTAGATAATATCAATAAGCAAGGATTATTCTCTGAACCTGTTACACAAACAAACTTATGTTCGGAAATCTTTTTGCCAACTAAAGCTGTTAAGTTTGATGGTCTTAAACAAACAAAATTTGAGAACATCAAAGATTATGATTTAGATAATGGTATGATCTCATTATGTATTTTAGGTTGTGTTAACTTTGGTAAATTAGCTACTATTACTCGTATGGATAATTTAACACGTTTGATGGTTAGGTTCCTTGATAATCTTATTGATGTACAAGAATATCCATTAGACTCTGCTGAATGGCCAACTAAAGGTTATAGATTCTTAGGTATTGGTATTTCTGATTTTGCTCATTTCTTAGCTAAGCATGAAGCAAGACTTGGTACAATTAAAGCGAAAGAGTTATCACATAAATGGGCTGAAAGGTTCCAATATGGTCTTATTAAAGCTTCAATGGAATTAGCTAAAGAACGAGGTGCTTGTGAATATTTTGATAGATCTGAATACGCTAAAGGTAAGTTACCTATTGATACATACAATAAGAATGTAGATCAAATTGTAGATAATAAGTTATTATGTGATTGGGAAGGGTTAAGAGAAGATATTAAGAAGTATGGTATGCGTAATATGTCATTATCAGCTATTCCACCAACGGCTTCATCTTCACTTGTATCTAATTCTACACAAGGTATTGATCCAATTCAATCTATTACAGATACATTTGAATCTGCCTCTTATACAGTTAAGTCATTAGTACCTGACTCTGATAAAGAGAAGTACTATATGAAAGCATGGGATTTGCCTGATAATAACTCAGCAGAGTATATTAAGTTAATGGCTATCCTTCAAAAGTTTATTGATCAAGGTATGAGTGTTAATCAATGGTATGACCTTACTAAGATCGATGGAAAAATACTTGATGCAAATCGAGTTAAGCGTGATATTTTAACCGCATATAAGTATGGGTTAAAAAGTTTATATTATATTCGTTCTAAAGACAAAGAAAACACATCTGAGGTAATTATTGAAGGTTGTGAGTCTGGAGCATGTTCAATTTAAGGAGTTAAAATGGGTTGTAAAATTTTCAGTTTAGGCGAAACTGTACATAGTAAAGGAACTACATTATTTCTTGGCGAAAATTCATGTCATAGAAATATTCAAACATACCACGATCCGAAGTATCCATGGATTATGGACTTCGCAGAGGAAATGAGAAGTATTGGTAATTGGTCTAAGAATGAGATCGATTTAAGTAAAGAGAAGAAAGACTTTGATAATTTAGACGAAGCTGGGAGACATATTTATGAAGCTGGGCTTAAATTCGCTATTACATTGGATTCGTGCGCAGGCAGAGCACCGCTTCAATTGTTCAATAACGGAGGAATATCTAATAACCCTGAATGGGAATTATATATCACCAATCACCAAAATAATGAATTATTACATTCAGAATCCTATACAGAGATGGTTCGTGCTATCTACAATGATGTTGATAAGTTTATTGATTCTATTGTTGATGACGAGTATGTTCAAAAACGTGCCACTTCTATTTTAAGTTCATTTGATTGGGCAACAGCTATATTTGATAAGATGGATGCTAATAAGACGGCGGGTAATCCTAAGCCGTTCCCAGAAGTAGATGAGAAGATGATTAAGACTGCAATTTATAAAGCAGCTCTTGTTCTGAATATGTTTGAAGGTATTAGATTCTTCTGCACATTTGTTACTAATTGGAGTTTCTCTGAACAACCAACTAAACTAATGGCAGGGTCTTCTAATGTATTTAAACTAATTGCTCGCGACGAAATGATCCATTTAGATGTATTCCAACGTGTAATTAAGATGTTGCGTGAGGATAGGAGTGAAGGTTTTGTAGAAATTGCTAAAGAGCTTGAAGATGAAACATACGAAATGTTTGAGACTGCTTATAAAGAAGAAATGGATTGGGTTGAGTATTTATTCTCTAAAGGCACACCTCTAATTGGTATGAATGAACATATTCTTAAAGAGTATATGGATTATATCTTTGCAATTAGAATGACTAATATTGGGCTTGATCCTAAAAAGTTAGAACTTGAATTAGGTAATAATCCTTTACCGTGGGTAGATAATTATCTTGATTCTTCTAATGTAAAGTCTGCCCCTCAAGAGATTGAATCTGTTAATTATATTGCGGCTATTGATAATAGTAAAGATGAAGATTTTGATATGGATGACTTATAATAGTATACTAATAAGATAAACTATTATAAATAAATTTGCTTATATTAACACAGGAGATATATTATGTTAGACAGAACAAGTAACGGGTATTTAGAAGACCCAACGATTTGGTCAGAAGAGATCATGCACGAAATGGCGAAGGAAGACGATATTACATTAACTGAGAGTATGGTTGATCAAATCTTAAAAGCCAGAGAATACTTTGCAGAAAATTCAAGTGTACCACCAATTAGAACATTTTCTAAATACATTGGTATTGATAAGAAGATTCTATTCAAAGAATGGTTGACTGGCCCTATGAAGCCTATTACAAAGTATGGTGGAATGCCACAACCACGAGGATGTGTGTAAAATAAGTCATAAAACGGTTTACATTTACTTTAAAATGTGTTATAATAGATATATTAGAAATTATAAATAAATTAGTTATTCATTGAATAGCAATGTTTCTCAACAATGGGAGTTGAGAACATCCGAAATGATGTTAAACTATTTTCAATATAACATAGGAGAAAATAATATGTTAGATAAAGTAGTAAGTTGGATTAAAGCCGGAACTGAAGCAGGCGTAGCATTGATTGCATTTGCAATCGTATTACAAGTGATTTTTGGTGGCACGGTTCCATTTGTTGGTGGTGATATTATCGCTACTATTACAGGTATCGTTGCACAGCTTGGTGCTCAAGGTCTAGTTGGTCTTGTAGCTGCTGCAGTACTATATAAGATCTTTAATAAGTAAAGATATGTATGAAATCCGTTGAAATATACGGGTCAGTTTTATTAGTTTTTCTGCATAACCCAAAGAACTAAGAACCACTTTAAGACTGAGGATCCTCGGTCGATATAATGGAAGATAAGGATTGATTAGAATCAATCGAGTGCTTCCACCAAATTTTTCATAGGTGAAGTCGTTACACCTAAATATAACGAAAGCACGGGTTTGCAGTAATTTATTACCTCCTACCTTTTTAGCATCTTGAGAGTGGTGTGTGCGAAAACTCTCAACTAATTTGGTATAAGGCGTGGGTTATAACCATAGCCTTTACCATTTACTCTTTATTGGAGTTATGTAGGACACGAGTTCAATTCTCGTCGACTCCACCAATGAAGGCATTGTTCCCCCACAGTGTCTTCTTTAATGGGGTTGCAAGGTTTCGACTAGGTAACAGAAGGTTTAGAGTTGTAAGACCAAGTAAACGCAAACGCAAATACTTATAGTTTAGCTGCTTAGGACCGGCTAATGGGGATTTAGGCAGGGTGTTCCTTATTATCAAAACACCCTCCAACAAATTTTAATGTGTATATATACAATGATTGATAATTATAAAGGATGAATAAATGAGTCATAATATAATTTGGACAACTAACAATTGTCCATATTGCACAAAAGCAAAAAGACTTCTAGACGAAGCAAACATAAATTACGAAGTTAGACTGGTAAATAATGATAGATGGACGTTAGATAATCTGTTAACGTATGTACCAGATGCTAAAACATACCCACAAATATTTCTCAAAGATAAACACATTGGTGGTTGTGATGATCTCGAGGCCCACTTATTTTTAGAGGAGACCTCGATAGATGATTTGTGAGCAATGTAATTCAGAATACGAAGTTCTGGTTGACGTTGATGGCAAGGAGATGGTATCAGCGGCTGAAATGGAGATTGAATCACCTTATTGCCCGTTCTGTGGATGCGAATGTGAGGACTGGCGAGATGGATTCGACGAAGTGGACGTATGAAGGCAAAGAATTTACCTCAGATGATATCAACGATTATTATGGGTTTATTTATCGTATCACTAATTTGGTTAATGGGCATGATTATATTGGACGTAAGTACTTCAAGAGTAAACGAAAGCTCAAGCCACTTAAAGGAAAAAAGAATAAGCGATCTAAGATTGTTGAAACCGACTGGCAAGATTATTATGGGTCAAGTAAACGATTATTAGAAGACATTGAGTTATTAGGAAAGGAAAACTTTAAAAGAGAGATTATAGAGTTATGTACTACAAGGGGTAATACCAATTACGCTGAATTAGTATGGCAAGTGAAGGAAGATGTATTATTAAGAGAAGACAACTACAATGGTATTATTGCTATTAAGATAGGTGTTGGATCAGTGAAGAATTATATAATGGAGAATAAAGA